GATTTAATGCGTGCAACATAGGTGACACCTCCCCGCTTGGCTCAATATTATTAAATATGAAAAGTCTTTTATAATGTTGCACGGTGCAAATATAGTTATACAATCCGAATAAAAAAATAAATTTGTATTTAAATGAAAATAATTTTAAAAGACCTACCTAAGATTAGCCTTAACAAGTGGTACGCTGGTATGCATTGGACTAAGCGTAAAAAAATAAAAGACAACTATACGCTAATAGTTAAAAGCCAATTTAAGGAGGTGCTGCCAGCCTCAGAGAGTTACGATACTGAATACCACTTCACTTTTAAGAGCAGACCCTTAGACGCTTCTAATTGTGTGGCTATGGTAAAAATGATAGAGGATATAATATTCGAGATTGACGGATACAAAGTAATAAAGAGCATATTGATTACAAGCGAGAAAGGAGCTGAGGATATGGTAGAAATAAAAATAAATAAAAAATAGTTTGGTATTAAAGTTTAATACTATATTTGCAGTACAATAACAAAGAATATGAACGTAAAAGCAAATCAAAAAGACCGCACCTTCACTATAAGAGTAAAGGATAGTAAGTACCGCACCTCGAAATTTTCAAAAGCTACCTTTGAGGAGCTTGAGCATAATACCGATGCTGACTGGTTTAATTTTTTAGCTACATCTAACTGCTATTATTTAATAAAATGAACAGGCTACAAATAACTTTCGCACCTAAAGACTTTACAGCTGGTTCTGAGTGGTTAGAAAAAACAAGCTCAAAGCTCGGCTTTAGCTATGACATCTACCAGGACATTTACGATAGCGAGGATATGCTATATACGATTGAAAGAGAGTTAGAAGCTTCGGGATTAACTTATAATTTATACTAATATGAAAGAACAAATACTAAAAGTAGGAACGATATTAATGCCACTTGGTTTTATGGTCGCAATTTGCGACTACAAGGTTTACGGAACTATTAATTTTGTGATAGGCTTTGTCTGCTTATTAGAACTTATAGACGTAAAATTAAAAGAAAAAAATAAACCTACAAGTTAACCTTGTATTAAAACTAAACACTATATTTGCCAAACAATTAAACACAATGATAATAGATTTAAACTTAGAAGAACGCAGCTGGGTAGCTATATGCCTTGAGGAGAAAATTACTTCAGCAGAAAAAAACTTTCAAGCTACCAAAGATTGTTACTGGTCTGACCAGGTAGAGACTTTAACCAAAATTACTAAGAAGTTATGAAATTCGAACCATACTTAGGAAAGCAATTAACAAGAGCGATAAAAGCTAACACTACTCGCTTTGAGCGTCAGGTAGTATCTGAGAAGCACTTAATTAGTGTACACACCCTCAATACCGTAATAAGTGGAGAGCGTAAGATAACAGACTTTAACGAGCCAGCTCTAACCGAAATAATAAAAGTAGCTATACGTAACGCTAATAATAACGGCAAGACCTTAGCAGACTACTACCAACAAAAAGAGGCAGCCGTAGCTACCCCTCTAAACAATCATTAACAATAACTCAGCAAAAATAAACAATTATGACAATATACAACAAATTAGCAGCAGTCAAAAAAGAGATAGGAGCTATCTCTAAAGACGAAACAAACCCTTTTTTTAAGTCTAAGTACTTTGATATAAACGGGCTTTTAAGACATACAGAGCCACTATTACAAAAGAATGGTCTACTACTACTCCAGCCTATAATTAACGGCGAGGTAAGCTCTCAAATTATCGACACCGACTCAGGAGAGACCGTTACGAGTTCAATCGCTTTGCCTAATATGGATGACCCACAAAAGTTAGGTTCTGCGGTTACTTATTATAGACGCTACACCCTACAAAGTCTTTTAGGCTTACAAGCTGAGGATGACGACGCTAACTCCGCAAGCCAAGCGGTAAAAAGTACTAAGCCTTGGATTAACGAAGGAGATAACACCTGGAAAGCTGCACTCGCTAAAGGTATAACGATTGCAAAAATAAAAGAGCATTATTCTATCAGTAACGTAAACGCTCAAAAATACGAGGATGCAATTAAAGGAATTTAAGCAAAGAGCCTCATCGGCTGGCAAACTAATGACTAACCCTCGCTCAAAAGGCGAGGTACTAAGTCAAACCACTAAAAGTCATCTGCAAGAGTGGTTAAAGTCTGAGCTTTACGACATACGTAAGCAAATTAAAAGCAAGTACTTAGATAAAGGTAACGCAGTTGAAGACTCAGCGATAGACTACGCAGCCTCAGAGCTTGGATGGTTATTCGCTATAAAAAACGAAGAGTTTTTCGAGGATGAGTATTTTTGCGGAACGCCTGACGTAATACTCGAGGATACAATAGTAGATATTAAGAGTAGCTGGGACTGCTTTACCTTTCCACTCTTTGAAGACGAGATACCAAACTCTGACTATTTCCACCAACTTCAGGTCTATATGCACTTAACGGGTAAACGCAAAGCCACTCTTTGCTACGTACTTATGAATACTCCCGAACATTTAAGCTACGAAGAGCCGCAAGACTACTCAGAGGTAGCGAGTAAATATCGGATAAAGACTTTTGATATAGAATACGATACAGAAGTGATAGACAAATTAATAGAGAGAGTAAAAATTTCAAGAGAATATATAAAGACGTTAATATGAGTGAGAGAATAATGAAGAGAGAGCTTGGAGAAGCTAAACAAACTATAATCGCTATGGGTATGCTTATCGCAGATTACGAGAAGGCTTTAAAATATAGGGGTTATATGGATAAAAGAATAGAAAGTATGCGAAATAAACACAACTTAGGTACTACTATGCAAATGAGCAACGGCGAACCGCTATACTTTGAGCGAATAATGGAGGTAGTATCAATGTACTACAACGAAACTAAAGAGGATATAAGAGGTACTAAACGCCCTCGTAACCTTGTAGACGCTCGACATATGTTCTGCTACCTATCTAAACAAAATACCTCAGCTACTTTAAAAGAAATAGGAGCTTATATCGGAGGCAAAGACCACTCTACCGTTCTACACGCGATAGACAAAATAACAGACCTTTTACAAAGTGACAAATTAATGCAAAGAGACTATAACAAAATAATTCAATTTATCAAATGAAAAACGCAACTAAACAAGTAGAGCAGCTCTTGAGAGATTACCCTGAGACTCGCGACAATTTTAAAAAATTAATACGCAAAGCCTTGCAAGAGGTCTACGGAATTAACGTACTATCTGCCCTGATTATTGCAGAGCATTACAAAGCAGTAGAGACTATCCTACGAGCTAACCGTAAAGCCCAGTTAAATAACGAGGAGCTAAGAGGTGCTAAACGCAAGCACCGCAAAGAGGTTATAAGTGAGCAAATTAAAAAGGATTTAGGGTACTAATGAGCTACGAAAAAACAATAATGCCTAAACAATTTCAAATTCAAGGCGACGTAAAAAGCGGTTTATGGTGTGAATTTTTAGACTGCGAATTAGACCCTATTAGGGTTGAGTTTCATTACGATAATGCAGCCACTATCATAACAGAGGGCAATACATATATAAAAATAAGTTCAGAGCAGTTAGAAATTTTAAGCTGTTTAGTAGAAGAGGCTGACGAAATGTACGAAGAGGAACTATGAAGCCAGCAATAGAATTATACTTATTATCTGTTAGAATGCTCACCGCTGCCGATGCGGTGGGCTTACCAAATAACGGATTTAGAAAGTCTATACGCTCCTTCGAGCTTTGGGCAAAGGAACAAAGCGAAGTTGTAGAAGGTTTAGACTCAGAAGTTCACGCTCGAGCAGTACATAACTTTAACGTCATAATAGATAGCATAGACCACGACACCTTATCTTTACCCATTGGAGAATTAACCGTAGAAAAATGAGCCTAAACATAAAACTAATCCTAATAGTAGCTATATCTGCTACGCTATTTATTACAACTTTGATTCATATATCAAAGCAAAAAGAAGCTACTAATACGCCCAGAGTTATTACCCTCAGCAATACCGACACTATCTACCAAAAAATAGAAAAAATTAAACTTAAATCCGATACAATTAAAATAAAATATGAGACAAAAATTAACAATTATCGCCACTCTACTACTACTAACAAAATTCAGCTATTCGCAGACCGTATTAATAGATGAGGCTGGCGATACTACTATCTGCATAACCTTGCCTCAGATGGATAGAGTCTATATTGAATTGCTGCAAAAGGATAGTTTATTAGAGCAAGCTCATTTAAGCCACGCTAAGGAACTTTTACTATACGAGGTAATAGATAGTGCCAAAAAAGATATAGAGTTCTTAGAAACGCTTGTATATGCCATTGATAGCGAGAATTTAGGTCTGCATTTAGAAAACAAAAACCAAAAGACTCAAATTAGGACAAATCGAACCATCTCTTTTATTAGTATTGTGACGCTATTTTTATTCATAGCTTTATGATACGCTTTTATACGTAAATGTACGATTTAGCACTCATTAAGCCTATTTATTTAAGGTAATGTAGGGATTATACTACCTATTGCACAATAAACCTTACTAATATATTGTGCATTTCGTCACTAAATTTACAAATATTGTGACAAAGTGAATGAAGTTTTCGGAAAAATTCAGGCAGATTAAAAGGTAGTAAGTACTCGAGAGTCTAAGATATTTAAGTACATAACCTCTTTAGCTATTCGGTTACTATTGCCAAACTCAGTTGTAGCTCTGATATATTGTACTTTCCAGTAAGGCGTAATATCGTGGAGGTTAAAAAGGTAGATACCTTTAGGCGTTGAGTTTATATAGATAGCAGCGTCTGAGTGTTTAGACGTCTCCTGGAGCATAGCGTCGTACTTCTTTTTTTCAAGTAATAAGGTGTCGTAGTGAGTCTTACGGCACTTCAGCTCTATTCTATGCTTTGCGGCTGGCGAGTAACAGTCCCAGCGGCTCATTTGATTTTTTGACTTTAATA